CTGGAGCCGGTGTTATTGACCCTGATTATACAGGTGAATTGAAGGTTATCTTATTTAATCATGGAGGAGAAAAGTTCGAGATTAAACAAGGGGATCGAATCGCCCAACTTATTTTAGAAAAATGTGAAACACCCTCCATCGAGGAAGTCACTGCTATTGAAGATACTGAACGCGGAACCCGTGGATTCGGTTCTTCTGGTTAATTAATTCGCAAATGCTACACCAGCCATACCATCCTTAATTCTCAGGATGTTATAGTTGACAGCGTAAGCTCTAACAACGGCGCCGCCCCTGTATGTGGTTCCATTGAGAACCAACTTGGCATTATCTATGCGCGAGAAGTTGAGCGAACCCGTAGGTTGTGACTTGTTCATTGTCAGACAGAATGGCCACGTAAACGTGGAAGTGGTACTTAATACGTCCGGGGCGAGCACTGAGCAGTGCATTTCGGGGACGACATTATGGTGGTATGTCGATGACATGTCCTCGAATAAGGGTGTACCGTTGATGTACAGGGTCGCCGTATCGAATGACCAGTTTGTGGACCAATTGGTATTGTCAGCTATAGACGAAACAACGTGAAGTGCCTTGACGGGGTGGTTGAAGTACGTGAGATCCACATCCGTGTCAGTCGCTGACATTGGCTGGTACTGTACTTGAGTGATGAGAAGTTCGTGCTCGTGGTCAACCACCATTTTGCGCTCTTCCGTGTCGAGATAGACGTATGTAGCGTACACTTTGGGTGTGGAACCTAGCGTAAACGTCCCCGATCGGCATTTAATGCGTAACTCCACCTGATGGTATTGAAGCGCTGTAAGTGGGAGCGACTTTGTCCAGTCTTCGCTGAAGAAGAAAGGGATCATGTAATGATCGGCGTGAGCACCAGTTCCCTTCGCGTTTTCGGGAACTTCGTCGAGTGTCACAGCGCATGTAGCCTTAGCCTGATCCTGTTTGTACAAAGCATTGTGCACACCCTGGATGTAAAGGGAATCGAGGCGAGTTACTTCCTGTCCACCGATCCAAAGAGAAAATTCGGTCACACTCGTATCAGTCGATTTGAAGAAACCGGTGTCAACATCACGAGTCGCTCCGATACCTGTGGCTTCTACCCAGATGTAACTGAGTAAATCACCCTTTGTACTCAAAGGGATGCTGACTTCGTTACCTGAACCGAACACCCCGATATAGTCGAGACGTTCTGGCTTGATAGCGAAATTCGTATGGCGTTTGTAGTTTTGATGAAAAAATGAAACTTGGGGGTCCCCAGTGATGTATACATCCTGAGCTCCCTTCGACACGAGTTCGGTCAACGCAGCAGACATTTATTAATAAACGATATTAAAATTTTAGCTCTATAACTTAGTAAGTAGGATGGTACAATTTCAGGTTCTCACCTGGGATGCCCGCGACGAAGATGATGATCACATCATACGTATTTTTGGTAAGACGATGAAAGGGGAGTCCGTCTGTGTAACGACGAAATTTATTCCATATTTTTTTATAAAAATTCCGGGTACGATGACACCTAATTCACTTATACAATATGTAAAGCGAACGTGTCCGGATATAATTGATATTGACGTTGTTGAAGCAAAAGATATGGAAGGGTTTCAAAATGGGGAGAAGAGTTATTTTCTTCAAATTCACTGTACGAATCTCCTTTCTCGACGTTATATAAGTAACCGATTACGAAAATTCATAACCGGTGTGTCTCAGAAATTAAAGATTTTTGAAGCTAATCTCGACCCTGTATTACGATTGATGCATCGCACTGGTATTCAATCTACGGGCTGGGTAGATACAGGTGACTCATGCGAACCTGCGTCTTATACGAAAGTTGACATAGATTTAAAATGCGAGGATTGGAGAAGCCTAAAACCATTTGATACGACAGATATTGCCCCGTTTGTAGTCGCCTCGCTCGATATTGAGTGTCACAGTTCTACTGGGAAATTCCCCGACCCATGTGTACCTGGAGATGCGTGTTTCCAAATTGCGATATCACTCGTGCGTTTTGGCGAAGAAGAACCATATGATAAGACATGTTTATGTTATAAGGAGACTGATCACAATCTAGATGGGTGTTCTATTGTAAGTTACAAGTCTGAGCGCGATCTCTTGATGGGTTTTAGTGAATATATCAACAGTCATGACATAGATATTATAACCGGATGGAATATTTTTGGATTTGATTTAGAATATATTATGGAACGTGGTATGTTGAACAATTGCCCATTGGCTTTTTATAGAATGAGTAAATTGAGAGACTTTACGTGTACATTATCTCGTAAGAAACTTTCTTCGAGCGCACTAGGGGATAATGAATTGAAACTCGTACCAATGCCAGGAAGATTTATTTTTGATTTATTCCATGAGGTTAAACGTGAATATAAATTAGATTCATATAAACTGAACAATGTTTCTCAAATTTATTTGGGAGACCAGAAGATTGATATGCCACCGAAAGAAATGTTTGCGCGGTTTGTAAGGGGAGATCCAAATGAATTACGTGAAGTTGCTGAGTATTGTATAAAGGATACACTTTTACCACACAGACTGATTGCCAAGTTATCAACATTGATGAATTTATTAGAGATGGCTAAAGCCACATGGGTACCACTAAGTTACTTAGTTGAACGGGGGCAGCAAATCAAAGTGTTCAGTCAATTGACTAAAAAGGCTCGGGAGATGGGGTTCAAGGTTCCGGCCTATGAATATGGTCATATGGATAACACTGGATACGTGGGTGCGACGGTCCTGGAAGCTCAATCCGGTGCTTACTATACACCGATTACCGCACTCGATTTTGAAGGTTTATACCCATCTATCATGATGGCGCATAATCTATGTTATTCTAGTCTCGTTCGAGATAGTAAATACGATAACTTACCCGGTGTCGAGTACGAACGATTCGGTGAGCATACATTCGCACAAAATGTACCGAGTATTTTACCAAGTATTCTATCAGAATTGAAACAGTTTAGAAAACAGGCTAAGAAGGATATGGCGAATTCGACAGGCGCGACTAAGCAGATGTACAATGGTAAACAGCTCGCGTATAAGATTTCAATGAACTCCGTGTACGGTTTTACGGGTGCATCTAAGGGAATTCTTCCATGTGTCGCTATTGCTTCTACCACCACAATGAAAGGACGTGACATGATTGATGAAACTAAAAAGTACGTTGAGACGAATTATCCTGGTTCCTATGTTCGTTACGGTGACACCGATAGCGTGATGATTGAATTTGATGTAGGTTCTCGTACCGGAAAAGAAGCTATAGAATACAGTTGGGAACTGGGTGAAAAGGCTGCGAACGAATGTACAAAACTATTTAAGGCGCCTAATAATCTCGAATTGGAAAAGGTATATTGCCCTTATTTTCTATATTCGAAAAAACGATACGCGGCCAAACTTTGGACAAAGGGTAAGGATGGTGAAATGAATATGGATTATATTGATGTAAAGGGTTTACAGTTAGTTAGACGGGACAATACACCACACATGCGTGCGGTGTGTAAAGAACTTCTCGATGTAATATTGGACAGTGCGGATACGGTAGAGCCTAAGGCATTAGCGCGTAAACGAGCAGTTGAACTACTTGAAGGTGACGTTCCAAACGAAAAACTTGTTTTGAGCCAAGGTCTTTCTGATTCATATAAAGTAAAGGGTGAGAAAGTATCTGTATTAAGTGACCATATAGTAGATATCAATCAGGCGCATGTTCAAGTGGTGAGAAAAATGCGCGAAAGGCAACCGGGTTCGGAGCCACAATCGGGTGATCGTGTACCGTATATATTAGTGAAAACTGGAGACGATAAATCTCGTGCATTTGAAAAATCGGAAGATCCCGTGTACGCGAAAGAGCATAATTTAGAGATTGATTATCCATATTATTTTTTGAACAAGTTCTTGAAACCTGTATGTGATCTTCTAGAACCTTTATTTGAAAACGTGAAGGATGATATATTTGGAGAATTACTCCTTAGAGCTAAACCTCCTAAAAAAAATAAAAAGAAAAATGAAAGTGATGGTTCGTCTAAACAATTATTGCTGAGTGATATATTTAAAAAAAAGGCGGTATGATAATACATGTCAGGTATCATCGATCAAATTACTGTTCTGATCCAAAAAGAAGCGCGTCGACAGAATGAGGAACGTGAGAAAGATTCGAAAGAATATATTCGTGAACAAGGGAAACAATTCAAAGAAAAAATAGCGCATGCCGTTCACGACCATAAAGAACAAAATATCAAAACAACACGGGAAATTGCTGAGCGATACAGAGAACAAATACAATCTCTAAAACGAGATCATAAAACGACTATCGCTAAGCTAGAAAGAGATAACCATGAATATATATGTGAAGTTGTTCAGAAAGTGTCTTCCATATATTCAATTCCAATGAAAAACGTGCGACGCGATTTAGCACCTGCAAATGATATACATTGTCTAGGTATACGAAAAAATGGTAAATTGTGTGTAAATCGTGCTATTCGAGAGGGGTATTGTTGTATACATGTAAATGACCCTCGTCCATGTACACCTCTTATCATGCCAAATGGACCATTACGCCATAACCACCCATTTCCTTCTGGTTTTATTTCGGGATGTCCAGCATGCGAAAAAACTCAAACAAATGAAGTTAGAGAAATAACTTCTATTATGTAATAATGAAGAATGAATAAGTCTGACATTCTTTTATCATCTATCAACACGTTTTATACTGTACCCGAGAATAGAGCTACACTTATCGAATTATTAAATAAAACGGGTGGTATTTCGCTTCGAAATTTGGAGTGGTTTATTACTAATTATTCAAAGAAAAATAACCTATCATACGAGACTACCGATGGACGTTTATTCAGTGTTCATTGTGCTTATAAGTCTAGTTTAGATGGGTACAGTAAAAAGTTATTCGATCCTTTCTGCCGAGCGGATAAAATAACATATAAAGTTCCAGGTACACCTGATGAAATCCATACGACTGTAGCACAGTTGAATTTTATCAGATGGTGTATTAAAAATAAGATTGTCGAGTATATTCGCATGCATCATACCGTGTTATTTAATAAGCAAGTGACATAAACCCTCCATCAAACGTGAATGTTTGATATCCGACATAATATAAATGTAAAGTGTAAGTATCCACCAATCCCGCTCTCAAAATCACTTCCAATAACGTACGATCCGAATTCAATTTACTGAAATCCAGACTTCCCGATGGCTCCACATTAATAGGATTCATCGAGAAGGCATACGTGTAAATATTTCTATTAGGTCGCGATAACCTACAGTTATTAGGGACAATGAATTTATAGTAATTATGGTCAGCGAGTGGTATATTGGGTAAATCCTGTCCATTTATATATATCTTCGCCGAGTCCATGACCGCTGTACCTAACTCATTAAATGGCGAATAAATAGCAGCTTGTGAAAAGTTGAATCTATTTAAGAATGCACGAGATCGTATACTTGCTTCACTTCCAATTGTATTTTCGTCTTCAAATGTAGTCTTTCGTAAAAACCAATTAAGTGTTTTTACTGGAATGTTCGGGACGAGTTGTAATTTAACTGAATTTTCACCCACAACTGTTTCCACTGTCGGGTGTTTTTTTACAACGTCTGTTATCATTGTCTGTTTCGTTGTCATTAAAAACGTGCGTTCTGGTTGAGATACGGTCAATTCTTCTGTTATTATATCGAACTCTTTTACTATAATATTCTTTGAATTTATAGTATCACTCTGTAGATTATTTGTAAAAAACGTAATTGGACGGAACTTTATTTCGAGTTCAATTTTTTGTTTGTGTACGGCACACGTTGGAAAATATGGTCTATTCGGAGAATTTGAATCGTATTCATCACCTTCGTATTTACGCGAAAAGAACATTGGTATAGGTATCATGAGTTCAGAATTGTACCTGGATAACGAATAATCATTTGCGTGTGATACATCATCCGCCTGATTACGATTTATTGTGTATCGTTTCGTACGTTTCTCGGATGCGTCGAGATATAATTCATCATAAATAACACCCCAATCATCATGATATTTATCCACTTCCAACTCATCAACTGTCATCGTTACGCTCTCTATGACATGACGCCCGAGTTGGTCTGCTATATTTGAATTTGAATTCACAGCTGGAAATGTCATGTGTATATACATATTCGACAACAAATCGCCCATATTCTGTGGGTTTAATGAAACTTTCACCGTTTTACCAAAAGGCCAAGTTGATAATCCTGTTTCTGAAGATGGTCTGGGTACGGTTTTACGTTTATGAAATTTTGTAAAGTTTGAATGTTGCTTCGTTTCATATTTAAAAAAGGAATGTTCTGGATCAGTTCGTAAAAGGTATGTATCCTGCTGACCTATAGCATTTAGAGCTAAAACAGCCGCTTGATCGGGACCTTTTAAGTCCATACTTATCTACTATCTATAAATTTTTAATATCATTTTCCCACATATTTACCGGTGATGTCGCTGTTGTTAATTGAAGTTCCCATCTCAATTGCTTCACCTCTTCGAGTAACGCTGTTACACGTTCATCCGTGTATTCCACCGTCCTTATGTTTAACAAATAATCGTAACTCCCGTCAACTTTTGGAAACGTGTGTGACAATTCTACTTCGAGGTCTCGTTTTTTGCGCTTGAACACTATTAACGCTCCACTGATAACCATCGTGACAAATTTCGCACGATGATTATACATGTCAACTTTTTCCTGAAGAACCTTTATCATATGCGCCTTGCGTTTAATGTAGTACTCGTAACGAAGCTTGATAAAATCCATCAAGATCAGTTCAGCACTTCCATATTTATGAATTCCTTTCGTGGGGTGGAAAAGATGCATATTCGTCGTACGAATTGTTTTTTGTAATTTCAGATCCTTCATAATATCCTTACCCGCGTACCCCTGAATAACAAAATCAACATCTTCGGTTGTACTATTATTGGTATACGAGTCAATAACCTTCTTTTCAGCGAGAGTGTCGAGATGTTCCTTATAGTCCTGTGTCCACCGACCGGGAGGTAATTCAATCACCTTGACGGTAGTCCCGATAACTTTCCATACTCCCTCTGTCACCCATGTATCATTCTCGTAAAAGACACGACCCTTAAACCCCCTGAACCAAGGTTCCATCCTTTGAATGCCTTTACCTGTAATAAAACTGAGTATATTAGCTGCGATGTCCTTAGGGTTAAATGGGGGTACATAGCAACTAAACCCTGTACCAATACCTTCCGTGCCGTTCACGAGAACCATGGGTAATGCTGGCATGTAAAATTCGGGTTCAATAGACCGACCGTCATCGTCCAAATAATTGAGTATCGGATCATCCTTGGGATCGAAAATCTTTCGAGCACTGTTAGTCAAGCGTGTAAAGATATATCTTGTCTGCGACGCATCTTTACCACCCATAAGTCTGGTTCCAAATTGACCACACGGTTCAAGGAGGTTAATATTATTTGAACCTGTATAATCATTTGCCAATTTGACGATAGTTTCCGCGAGGGATACTTCACCGTGATGGTATGAACTTTTTTCTGCTACATACGCAGCCAGTTGTGCGACCTTCATCTCATCACGTAAATTCCTTTGGAAACATGAATACATGACTTTACGCTGTGAAGGTTTAAGACCGTCTGCTACGTGTGCGATAGATCGTTTCAAATCCGCGAGACTGAAATTAACAAGATCCTTGTGTACGAAGTCTGTAATAGCCAACCGTTTGACATGCCCGTATGGTACTTCAAGCTCGCGCGCATCCTTTGCCGTACTTTCGAGGAGCCAGACCTTTCTATCATCCGCTTTCTTCTTATCGAATGCGAGTACGATTGATTTATCTGTCATGACATCCACTTCAAACTTCACTGTGAGTTCTTGTATTTTTTTGAAATATTCGCGAGCTTCTACCGATGTAGATGTACCGAGACCCTTATAATACTTGATACGCCATCCATGTTTTCCATCTCCATACCATGTTCGAAATGCTGAATCCGTATAAAATGATTTCGATTCTGAGCCTTTGGTCGCCTTAATGATGGGTGTAACCATACTCACAACAAATCCCAGTTTCAAGAGACTTGGCCAAAAGTAGTGAATCATATTGAGAATGAGACCCTTAATATGACTTCCGTCGTTATCTGCGTCGGTCATGATCATGAGACGCCCGTATCGAAGTTCAGAAACATCTGTATACTCTTTTCCTTGTTGAAGCCCCAAGATTTTCTTGAGATCATTGAACTCCTGGTTTGATGTGAGTTGTGATACCGAGACATCGCGTACATTCTTACATTTACCTCGAAGTGGGAATACACCATAATGGTCGCGACCAACCACCGAAAGACCGGCAACTGCGAGGGTCTTCGCGGAGTCACCTTCTGTGACGATGAGGGTACACTTACCCGATTGAGCGGTTCCAGCTTTATTGGCATCATCTAATTTAGGAATACCTGTAATCTTAGATTTACGCGTACCATCAGTCTTTTTGAGTTCTTTCATTTCCTTGAACTTTGAAAGTGCTGTAAGTTCATCTGCGATACCAGTTTTGAGAGCATTCTTCACGAATGTTTTGGGTAATTCAAACCTACTTCCAAAGTGTTGTGATTTGGTTGTACACTCCGATTTAACCTGACTAGAGAAGTTCGGATTCTCTAGCGTTGCCTTTACGAAGATTGTAAAGGCGTTCTTAACCTGTTGTGGTTTGAGTTTAATTTTTTTTGCCATGTCTTCAATAATACCATTTGCGATAATCGTCGTGACGTGATCAACATGTGTACCACCACGTGAGGTACAGAGACCGTTCACGAATGATACTTGTTCCATTCCATTTTCAGATGGACCTATACATACTGACCAGCGATCACTTGTCATGGAGTGAACATTCTCCACACCGTCATGCATCTTCGCATACGCTTCGAAGTTTTGTTTTGGTAACGTTTCATTGTTATACTTGACCTTACAGTTGGGTGAGGTGCATATGTTTGCATCCCATACTCTTTTTTCGATAATTTTAGTGATACCCATATCCATTTGTTTCATACCAAAACGCTTCCAGTCAGGTCTGAATGAAACGGATACAGATGAAGTTGCGCCGTTGAATTTTTTAATTTTCGGGGGGTAGCATGTTGTCATGTTATCAAACCATTCCTGTGTATATTCTTGTTTTGTTTCGGAATCCTTGATGATGACAGAGAACCAAGTGGAATAAATGTTTGCAAGTTTAGCACCGTACCCATTGCGACCACCGACTACGCGTTTTTGTGTGTCATCATAATTGGTACTCGTGAGGAGATGTCCGAAAACGAGTTCGGGGTTCCATATACCTTCTTTGACATTCTCACGGATACTGATACCCCCTAGTGGTCCGTTGTTGTCCACGGTAATCATACCATGTTCCATATCCGTATTGATTGAGATTAACGAAACATTTTTGGGATGCATGGAGTTTCGGTCGATGGCGTTGACGAGAATTTCATCAAAGATTTTCAAGAGTGCCGGGGAATACTGGACAGAAGCCTTCGCAAACGTATCTCCATTCAGAATCCAATACGGTTCACGGACGAGGTCGACGGGACCGACATACGAGTCGGGTCTTTTGAGAACGTGTTCTATATGAGTGAGTTTTTGTACGTTTTCCATATTTTCTTAGTTTTATTACAATTCTACACTCTAACTTAAGTAGTATTCTTCTTCTTCTCTGCTAGATATACTCGCCGACTGTATATGTAATCTCATGTATTCACCTACCATACCCGCGTCAAGGTTGGCATATGGTAAAACCTTGTCGTGTATATACTTCAACTCACCCCTGACGATATCGGGGTCAACTAAAAAGAACTCTCCGTTATTTGCCCTCAGATGATTGAAGCGCGCATGCAAGTACATCTCAATCTTTTTTGTTATGTATGAACAAACAGTTTTTTTACCATTTTTTTTATTTTTGAACTGGGTATTGAAGAGTGTGTGCATTTTAAATTTTTCATAAACACCCGAGTTTAGAATTCCTAGACGAGAATCGATCGAGGTACACATCCCAATTTTAATAAATTTTTCTTTGAAACACGTGTTGGTCAAAATATAAATAAACCCACGATCATGTGTGTCGTCGATTGTCTCTACATTTTCGCGTGGTTCAGAATGTCTGAGATATTTCAAAACTTCAACCTTCGATCTAAACCGTGTACCTTCAGGTGTGAAATAATAGTGATCAACTTGACCACGACTGGCACCATCTTTACGTTTAACACTTTTGATAGTCCAATTAGACGGCAGTGTGAGACCATATTTGGATACGTATTTGTTGAGTTGTTCCATTTTGATTGCTTATATTACCACTTTAAAATGTCGACTTAGGTTTGATTAATCCTCTTTTGTTAGCTTCACGTATAAGTCCACCGAACCAGTGTAAAATTTCCTTCTCACTTTTAGATTTACTTTTGGGTAAAACGTTACGACACTGACCGAGTTCTCTCGATCGTAATGCTTCTAGTGACGGTCTTGGTTTATGTGTAAAGCACGAATAACAAATAGGTTTGACTTTTATACCACTTCCCATGAACGAATAGAACTTTTCATTATTATATGTGAATATTGGACGTATATGTTTGTAGTATCGCACAAAGTTCTTATTATCTTTTCCGCGTGTACATATCTTAGGGTTTAATGGGACATTACACACATTACATATAGAGTACCAGGATAGTTGCATACTTATCAGTACTTTAAATGTAACTTAAGTGGATAAATCTATATGTATATTCAAGAAAATTGAAAATGACTACTTACGAGGAATCTATTCGTTCGGCACTTGTGGTACGTAAGCAAGATACCGTCGACGATGCGTGTGAGCACCTTGGTCGAAGTATTATGAAGATGAAACAGAAGTATCAACAGCACGCAGATAAAAAACAATCCCGAACACTTATTTTTCTTGACGAGATGCCAATACAAGTTCGTGAAAGTAAACACGTGAATAAAGTATGTCAGGCACTTACACTGAAAGGAAATATGTGTACGTTTAAATCTGTAAACGGATCTTTCTGTAAAAAACATAGTTTGACTAAGAATGAGAGTGTACTAGGTAAAAAACCGAATTTGAACATGTAATATTATTTTATTGATATACTATAAATGTTAGATCAGGATACACTAAAGCCTGTCATTATTTCGATGATCGTGTATATGATTATCGCTAAGATGATTCCCGAATTTATTAAAAAGCCCACCGGTGTTGCGTTTATAGATGATATTAACATGATGCTGATAGCTCAAAAAGGCTCACTCACATCCGGCGCTATCCTTACCGGTCTCGTGATGTTCATCACTGGTTACGTTGAAAGCGAATTCCTCTAATACATTTTCTTTACCCACAAGTCTATGCGTGAATGTGTGCTCCATTACACGAATGTCATTTTCGTATGCGTGTTTCATGAACTCTAAGAGTTGATCGAAGTTTGGTTTCCCCCATTTCATACCCCTTTTGAATAGGAAATCATCGTCACTTAATTCTTGAAGATCACACTCAATCGTATACGGTGTTTTGATATATTCAGGCGCACCGCCATAATTCGTGATAATGACCGGTTTATTTCTGATCGCCGCTTCTATTGCACCCATTCCTACACCTTCAGAGCTAGAAAAACTCACATAGCAATCACTTTTCCAATGTATCTCATCCATCTCGTCGTCTGAAAGCAGACCATTAATTACTTCTACACGTGGGAATTGTATATCGATATCTTTATTACACGTGGCCTTTACCAGTAGACGTGTATTCGGTTCATTCAACCGCACGAATGCTTCGAGAATATTTTTAAAGTTTTTACGTTGATCCATCGCATTTCCTATGAAATAGAATGTATACGGTTTTGGTTTGGGTGTTGGTATATGTGCGTGTAAGACCTTGAAAATAGTATTTGGAAATTGTTTCGAAAATACACGCTTACAGAAATCACTGGGAACCAGTACAGTTTTAAATTCATCCATGATCATTTTGTAATCTTCGTGAACTGTTTCGGTTTCACATACAGTCATACAGGTCAGGTTCTTCACTCGGGTTCTGGCGTATTCTACATACTTCATATGTTGAGCAATTGGTAAAATAAATATCAGACCATCTTTTTCTTCAGGTAAAGTCTCTCCTAATTGATAATATGCGGCATGCGGTGTAAATAATTTGGTATATTTATTTGTATGTTGACCAATCCCCGATTTAAGAGATGAACCGATGAGTATCATTTAGTTTAAAGATAATATTTCCTTTATATATATTACTATGACTTCGCTTCGCCAAGAAATCGAAGATGAGATTACTCGTGTCCGACTTGATAAGACTAAACTGTATACGCTACTCGGTAAACTACTCGATCAGTGTGAATTGGGTGGTGCCGGTGGTGTCGGCCCCGCTGGCCCCGCTGGCCCCGCTGGCCCCGCTGGCTCCGTTGGTCCCGCTGGTCCCGCTGGTCCTAAGGGTCTCCCGGCCGTGAATGTCGGTGACGCTCCAGTAGCCGCAACCCCTAAAGAGGCTCCTAAGAAGGTTGTCCCTAAGAAGAAGACGTTGTCGGGTGTTTAAATAAAAAAATGTAAATATATTCCACTAGTTAAATATGATCAAGATATCTAACTGGTAAAGTTTAGTTTGTAAAATCGTCATTTATTTCATCGGGTACTTCACCGCAATCGAAATCCTCGCCATCGAGAATATCAACAACATCATCTAATAGATCGAGAAGCGAAACGAGTTCTTCGAGAACAATGCGACGATTGTTATCTTTCCAGACCGAATTATCACGTCGTTTATGAATGGATGCTTGGATACGTTTATTTTTTCGAATTAATTGATCTACATTCCTTTTTTTGGTTTCTGAATACACGCGACCATGTTTACGCTTATTCGAAGTAGCGACAATGGGTGTAAATGTACAAGTACTAATCATGTTACTATATATACGATGTATATCTTTATATAAATTATCTCATCTGGAAAGGGATATCATAGTCGACTAGCGACTATTTCTGTAAAATTAGCTGGACGCCTCGCTATCTTATCGGCTTCATCCCGTGATGCGGTTCCATCATACTTCCCAATATCTCTACCTACATTCGTATTATCCTTACCCACCCATGTGGTGCAATAGTCTATACTCTCATTCGTCAAGGTCGAAAGTCCGGTTTCGGTATTCTTCCCACAGTAATTAGACTCGCTACAACACTGATCAGCTGGACATTTAGAACCACCGAAACTTACCGTGGTAGTTAACCACTTTCCATTGATTTTCCTCCGAACTGGTCCACTGACACCACAACGATTGTTCACCCCCTCATTATACGGATTCCATTCAGAGGCGATCATGCGACACGCCCTGTCCGCATACCAACCGAAACTTCCATCCTCGTCTTTAGAATTTTTACACAGATCAGCCAAAATCTCAGCATCTATCTCATTGATGATAGCAGATCTAGCAATATCAAACCCTTCACATTTTGGATCTACTAGATTACTGTCTCTCGCACAGAGCGCATAGAGGTGACCATCAAACTCTTCACACTTTGGATCTGCTAGATTGCCGTCTCTCGCACAGAACGCATCGAGGTGGCCAACATACTCTGAACATTTTGGATCTGCTAGATTGCCGTCTCTCGCACAGAACGCATCGAGGTGGCCAACATACTCTGAACATTTTGGATCTGCCAGCAGATTTCCTAAACAGCCTGCATCGAGAGCCCTTTTAGCCTTATATACTGGATAATCCGCACACTCTGAATCCGTGGTATTTTCTAAACAGCGTGCATCGAGGTGACCATCAAACTCTTCACACTTTGGATCTGCTAGATTGCCGTCTCTCGCACAGAACTCATTAAGTTCCGTCCTTGCGAGGATTCGTGTAGCGAGTATAGTTGAAAAATCAGATGGACGCCTCGCTATCTTATCCGCTTCATCTCGTGATGCGGTTCCATCATACCTCCCATTATCTTTACCTATATACACACCATCACTCTTCTTCACCCTACACCATTGAGACCAGGGACCTCCGGTTCTGCTTGAACACCAATTCGCATTACTACAACAAGCGTCACCTCCACATTTACCGCCACTAGCAGCACCGGCGCATTGTCCACCGGTGCTGCGACAGGCGCTGTCCGCACTAGCAATTGTATTTCCATCCGCATCTTTCGAATTTTTGCACAGCTCAGCCAAAATCTCAGCATCTATCTCATCGGTGATAGATACAGCCATATCATAACCATCATACCCTTTACACTTTGGATCCCATAAGTTTTCCTCGCAGTATGCATCGAGATGGCCATCATACCCTGAACATTTTGGTTCTGCCAGATTTTCAGGACAGAACATATCGAGATCCTTTTTAGTCTCATACGCTGTATAGCCTGCACAATTTGAATCTACGGTATCCGTTGCGCATTTATCATCGAGCGCTTTTTTCTTATCATACGCTTCATAGCCCTCACAATCTGGATTCGTGTCATTTGTTGCGCATTTATCATCGAGCGCCTTTTTATTCTCGTACATTGGATAGCCCGCACATTTTGGATCCGTGGTATTTTCTAAACAGAGTTCATCGAGAACTCTTTTAGCTTTATATATAGGATAATCCGCACAATCT